CACGGCATCCTTTAAGGCTGTGGGTGTGGAAGGCATGACCTTAAGTCTTGCCAAGACCGTGTATCCGTCCAACCGCAGCAGTTATACACTGTCGGCGCAGATTGCATCGGAAGATTTGGAAAAGCTGTCTGATGATGCACAGGTCGGCATTGAAGTGGTCATTGAATATGAGGACGGCAGCACCGAAACCCGATTCATTGACCTTTACTGATGGAGGTGCATATGGCTTATTTTTCTAAAACATCGGAGAAGATAACGCCTGAAAATTACTTCTCCAAAGTGAAATCCATTACCGTGCGAGTGTGCGTTACCAATTGCACAGGCACTTTTTATATTACAGACCTTTTGCTGCAGCCGGGTTCGGTTGCCACGGGATGGGTAGGTCATCCCTGCGAAATCAAGTGGGTGCTTGATGGCTAATCCGGTATTCATCCGACTGGCAGAGGTCATAAACAAAAAGCAGGAAAAGCGTGTCATGAGCGTTACGGTGAAACCTACCGTCACCAACTGCTCCGGCACGATCTGGTTTACCGACCTGCAGTTACAGGAAGGACCCGCCTTAACAGGCTATGTGCCACACACGGAGAGCCGACTTGCGGAAGGCACGAAGGTTTGGTTCAACGGCGTGGTACGTTCCGCTGAAACCGTGATTATCTGCAACCTTGGAGAAACTTCCGGCGGCTTGGATATTCATATCTATCCGAAATCCGATATGGCGGCAGGCTCGGTGCAGCTTTCCCAGGGTGTAGGCGGACAGAAGGTCAGCTTTCCTAATGCGTTGGCTGCGGAGGATGATTTGGCTTTGCTTGCTTCTGTGAGGGAATGCACGAAGAATGGTGTCGCAGAGCCGAAAGAGGGATTTTATCAATACAGTGCGGCTTGGGATTCCAAGCATAAGGTTACCTTGGAGGACGGCAAGTCTGCCAGGGTGCTTTTTGAATTGCAACAGATGACGGATGGAGGTGTATCGATTTGAGGGATAAGCTGAAAGGAAAACGCATCATGGTTTGGACATTCATGGGCAATGCCAGAATGTATGAAGCCTTGCGTGATTACGGTGACCGTATCGATACCATTGGTCTGTTTTCTTTCAAAGTGGATAAGACAGGAACGATTACAGAAAGCGGCGTAACCATCAGCAGTATGATGACTTACATTAACAAATGGCCGCACATCCGATGGCTGCTTACTGTTGCAAATGATGGTGCAAATTCCATTTTTAAGGCTCTGCGTGATAACGTGGACGGCGCACAGGACACCTTTTGCTCCGAACTTGTCCGTATTATGGAAAAATATCCGTGGTGCAACGGTGTGGATATCGACCTTGAAAAGGGTGATGATTATTCCACCCACGAAGTATCTACAGCCATGTTCAAGCACATTTACGAAACTGTAAAAGCCTACGATTCCACCAAGGAAATGAACATCTGCCTGCCGGGTATGACTTCTGTCAATTGTTCAGTTGGTGGAGAAAACTGGTGCGTGTACGGCGATCTGGATAAATATTGCGATACTGCATCCATCATGAGTTATGGTATGGCCTGGGCAGGTTCTGCACCCGGTCCTGTTTCTCCGAGGAGCTGGCTTGAGGGCATTTATGATTATGCCACGAAAGTGATGAACCCCGACAAGGTATTCCTCGGTATGCCAGCCTACGGTTGGAACTGGCAGATTTACGACACGCCGGAGAACCTGGGAGAATATTACCGAGGTACATCACACACTTATTATGCTGCGAAATACTGGATGCAGGGTCTGTATAACTTTACCGATGACGCACCCCCGCAGCCGTTTATTCCGATAGTTTCCTATTGGGATGATTACGATATGGGACCGTGGGCATTGCCCCATGTGTACGATTATATGGAAGGCAGGGATGCAACGGATTATTCCTATCCGCTGATGACCGAAACCTATAACCGCAGACGATATCTGACCGCTTATGCAAAACAGCAGCACACGGAATTCGGAGAAATCATCATTGACCACAATGCCGAGCCGGACAGCTACGGTGGTGTGGTTTCGGTATCGAAAACACTTGTTACTTTGGGTGATGAGGGTTATGCCACCTACCATTTTACGATTGATGTGGCGGGAATTTATGATGTGGCCGTTCGCTTGTGCTATCCGTTTTGGGATAAAAACAGCATCTACGCATCTCTTGATGGCAACACGGTTCATTTTTCTGAGAACAGGCTGTGGTGGCCATATTGGAGAACTACCTTCTGGGCGACACTTGCCAAGGGAGTGAGCCTTTCTGCAGGAGAACATACGCTGACTATTTCTGTCGGTGTCAACGGTGTGCAGTTTTATGGTTTCCGTGTCTGTAGCGATTTTTCCGAAGAACCTACGGCGGGAGAAGCGGAATACACCCTTGCTCCACGAAAGTTCAAAGACGTGAACGGAGATATGGTGGGTCCTGCGACAGGGTTCAAGCTGACACTTGAGATGCTCCGCCGAAAGCCTGACTCGGCACTTGTTTGGTATGAGGACTTCCGTGATGAAGAAAAAATACCGGAAAGCTACTGGACGGTTCTTTCTGGTGAGTGGAATGTGTGGCAAGACTCGGAAAGCACGGCAAACCGACCGTATTCACAGCTTGAGGGTTACGGACAGCTTGCATGGAATTATAGCGGCTTTTCAGATATTCATCTGAGGGCACAGATTATCTTTCCAGAAGACGGTGGCGGCAAAGCGGGAATTTTCCTTGGCTCATTATTCTGCTGTTATAACTATGACAGTCAGCGTGTTGAGTTGTATGAGGGTTCTACGCTGAAAGGTAGTTATGCCACCAGTTTTTCCAAAACAGCAAAGGCAGACATTCGCAGTACCCCGAATGTTTATACCATTGAAATGCGTAAGCGAGGCAATAAGGTGCGTGTATATTCCTCTGCATCCAACACGCTGCGATTTACGGCAACGGTCAGTGATGTTAGCGGTTATGCAGGCATACGCTCCGATAACAAGGTAAACTGTCAGTTGCTCCGTTTGGGAGATGTGGACGTATGAGCCTTATGAGAGGTTCGATGTGGTGATGCCAGATGGAACGGAAACTTCCTACGGCAGGATTGAGCGAAGCAACTGCATATGGGATGAAGAGTTCCAAGTGTTTACGCTGACTTCCGATGTGGAGGAATACTCCACACGCAGTGAGGATATTTCACTGGACTACGAATTTTATCATTCCCACATCATGGCGCTTGAGTGTGGCTATGATTACGGGACAAAAATAATCCCAAGGGATATCAACATCTGGATTTCCAGACTATTCCTTGGGGATTCGGACGGCTTTTCCATTCTGTATTATCAGGATGTGGACAGCCTGATCTATTGGGCGAACCAGGCGGCATATCGATGGAAGTTGCGCGGGATGTGTATGTGGTCCCTTGGACAGGAAGATATGCGAGTATGGGAGTGGCTGCCCAAGCAAACTGAATAACGGCTTTATGGGTATCTGCCAATGTGGTGGGTGCCTTTTTTGCATACAAAAAATTATGAAAGCGAGGATTTTACCATGAAGGATTTATGGAACACCATTCAAATCATCTTTACTGCCATTGGCGGTTGGCTCGGCTGGTTCCTGGGAGGTTTTGACGGCCTTCTGTACGCACTGGTGGCGTTTGTGGTTGTGGACTACATCACGGGTGTCATGTGTGCCATTGTGGATAAGAACCTGTCCAGTTCCGTTGGTTTCAAGTGCATCTGCCGTAAAGTGCTGATTTTCACTTTGGTGGGCATCGCACACATTTTGGATGCCAATGTCATCGGTGACGGCAGTGTACTCAGAACGGCGGTTATTTTCTTCTATCTTTCCAATGAGGGCGTGAGCCTTTTGGAAAACGCATCCCACCTTGGTTTGCCGATTCCGGAGAAGATGAGGGACATCTTGGAGCAGCTCCATAACCGTGCAGATGATAAGGAAAGCGAGGGCAAGTAATATGAACTTACACAAACTTATTTTTACGGAAAACGCCTGCTACAAGGCGGGCAAGAAAATTACGGTCAAGGGCATCATGGTTCATTCCACTGGTGCCAATAATCCGAATCTGAAACGCTATGTGGGACCCGATGATGGTCTGCTTGGCAAGAATCAGTACGGAAATCACTGGAATACTTATCATCCCGGCGGCAGAGAGGTCTGTGTTCATGCTTTCATCGGCAAATTGGCTGACGGTAGCATTGCAACCTATCAGACGCTCCCTTGGAATCACCGTGGATGGCACGCCGGAGGCAGTGCAAACAACACGCATATTGGTTTTGAAATCTGCGAGGACGGTCTTACGGATTATGCCTACTTTAAGAAGGTGTACCGTGAGGCTGTTGAACTTTGTGCATATCTCTGCAAGGAATATGGTCTGACCGAGCAGAACATTATCTGCCATTCCGAGGGTTACAAGCAGGGCGTTGCATCCAACCACGGTGATGTGATGCACTGGTTTCCAAAGCACGGCAAAAGCATGGATACCTTCCGTGCAGAGGTTAAGGCTCTGCTTGCTACCGATAGCAAAGAGGACACCGAGGATACTGCCGAGCCTGCGGTCACTTACCCTGAAAAGCTGACATCCGGTTATTACCGTGTGCGTAAGACATGGAAGGACAGCAAATCCCAGGTAGGTGCGTATCGCATTCTTACAAATGCAAAGGCGGCTGCTGATAAGAACCCCGGCACTTTTGTTTTTGCCAATGATGGTACGGTCATCTATCCTGTGGACGAAAGTTCCGAGCCAGATTACCGTGTTCATACGGTGGTCAAGGGTGACACCCTTTGGAATATTGCCGAGCAGTATCTTGGTAAAGGCAGCAGATACACTGAAATTAAAAAGCTGAACGGACTGACTTCCAATGTGATTTATAGCGGTTGGAAATTGAAGATTCCGAACTAACACGATGCCCTTTGAGGATTTTTCCTTGGAGGGCATTATTTTTTTGCCTTTTAGAGGGTTCGATTCAGCCTGTCTTTTCGCTTATAGACAAAGGGAACATTTCTACCGTTCCCGGATTGGAGGAACCTATATGGAAGTACAGAGAATCGAAAACTTTAAAATCCCCAACGCTGTGGCACACGAGATTACGCAGGAGGAATTGCAGCGTGAATACGATTTTTACATAGCACAGAAAATGCTTGAAACCATGTTCATGTTCGGCATGATTTCTGTGGATGAATTCCACAAAATATCGGATGCAAATCGCAAAACTTTCTCCCCGTTTTTGTCAGAGATTATGGGCTAAATAACTTGATATTTCTGCGATAGTACGGGAATATGTCACTACCCAAAAAGCGAGGTGAGTTGATGAAAAAGATAACGAAAATTGGGGTAAACGAAACCCTGATTCAAAAGAAAAAGCTGAAGGTTGCAGCCTACTGCCGTGTATCCACAGCCAGTGATGAGCAGCTTATCAGCCTTGAGGCACAAAAGGCCCATTATGAAAATTACATCCGTTCCAATGACGAATGGGAGTATGTAGGTCTTTACTATGACGAAGGCATCACGGGTACGAAAAAGGATGTCCGTGCCGGACTGCTTTCTATGATTGCAGACTGTGAGGACGGTAAGATTGAGTTTATCATAACCAAATCTATCAGCCGATTTGCCCGAAACACTACGGACTGCCTGGAGATGGTGCGAAAGCTGACAGATCTGGGCATTTCCATTTGTTTTGAGAAAGAGAATATCAACACGGGTTCAATGGAGAGTGAGTTGATGCTTTCCATATTAAGCAGTCTTGCGGAAAGCGAGTCGGTTTCCATTTCCGAAAACAGCAAATGGTCGGTGCAGAAACGCTTTCAGAACGGTACATTTATTATTGCTTATCCCCCATACGGATATGACAACGATAACGGAACGATGGTCATTGTGCCAGAGCAGGCAGAGGTTGTGAAAGAGATATTTGCCGCCTGCCTTGCGGGCAAAGGAACTCATGCAATAGCCAAGGAACTGAATGCCCGCAGGGTAAAAACTAAAAAGAACGGTAAATGGGGTGCGGGTGCTGTGAAGGCCATTCTTACCAACGAAAAATATACAGGCGATGTTATTTTTCAAAAGACTTACAGTGACAGCAGTTTTAACCGCCATATCAATTATGGTGAGCGTGACCGTTTCTTCTGCGAAAACCATCATGAGCCGATAATCAGCCATGAGGATTTTGACAGGGTTCGCATGGTGCTTGACCAGAGAGCAATGGAAAAGGGTAATGGCACAGATACCTACCGATATCAAAACAGATATTGTTTTTCCGGCAAAATTAAATGCGGAGAGTGCGGTGATACCTTCAAGCGTAGGCAGCATTACAAGCCAAGCGGAAATTATGTGGCGTGGACTTGTGCAACGCATCTGGAAAAGAAAGAGGAATGCTCTATGCTTTACATTTCTGATGAGGGCATAAAACTGGCTTTTCTGACCATGATGAACAAACTGGTCTACGGACATCAAGCAGTGCTGAAACCACTTCTCAGAACTCTGCGAGGAATGGATGACAAAGACCGTCTGCTCCGCATTCAGGAACTGGAAATCTGCATTGAAGGAAACACCGACAGGAAGCAGATTCTTACAAACCTTATGGCAACAGGAGTGTTAGAGCCGACAGTGTTCAATAAAGAAAATGCCGCCCTTGTGATAGAGGAACAAAAACTCCGTGCCGACAAAGAGAAACTGATGAATTATGTCGGTGGCGATAAAACACGAATGAAAGAACTGCAAAAACTGATGGCTTTTACTTCCAAGGGCAAGATGCTGACAGAGTTCGAGGATGATACTTTCTTGGCTTTTGTGGAAAGTATCACGGTTGAGTCCAGGGCAAAGATTGTATTCCACCTTAACTGTGGATTGAATTTAACGGAAAGGTTGGTGATTTGAATGACGGCACACATTCCATACGGATATCGCATCGTAGACGGAAAAGCGGTTGTGGATAAAGTTCAGGCTGAACAGGTCAGAACTTTCTTCAAAGAATATATTTCCGGCAAGGCACTGAAAACTGCGGCGGAAGAAGTAGGTTTGAAGATTTTTCACGGCAGTGCTGGAAGGATGCTCCGAAACACCCACTACCTTGGGGATGCCTACTACCCTGCCATTATTGATCAGGAACTGTTCGATAAGGCTGAAGAAGAAAGGCTGTCCAGAGCAAACCAGCTTGGCAGGGTCAGAGAATTGAAAGTCAAGGAAACACCTGCCGTTCCCCTGCATTTTACAATGGGGCGACAGACCAAGGTAATTTATGACCCATTCGAGCAAGCGGAGTATGCATACAGTCTGATAGAAAGTGAGATGAATTTGAATGGAACCAATTAAAAATATAACAGTGATTCCGGCGCGTAGGCGTGTCGGCAACACTGCAAAAGAATCAGAAATACCAAAACTTCGTGTGGCTGCCTACTGTCGAGTTTCTACCGATAGTGATGAACAAGCTACCAGTTACGAAGCACAGGTGGAACATTACACAGATTATATCCGAAAGAACCCTGAGTGGGAGTTTGCCGGAATTTTCGCTGACGATGGAATATCCGGCACGAACACTAAAAAACGTGAGGAGTTCAATCGTATGATTGACGAGGCTATGGCGGGAAAAATCGATATGATTGTAACCAAGTCCATCAGCCGATTCGCACGAAATACGCTGGATTGCCTAAAATACATCAGGCAGCTTAAGGAAAAGAACATCCCCGTTTATTTTGAAAAGGAAAACATCAATACGATGGATGCCAAGGGTGAGGTGTTGCTTACCATCATGGCGAGCCTTGCACAACAGGAAAGCCAATCCTTATCCCAAAATGTAAAGTTGGGATTTCAGTACCGTTACCAACAGGGGCAGATTACCGTGAACCACAATCGTTTCCTGGGCTACACCAAGGATGAAAAAGGTCAGTTGATTATTGACCCTGATGAGGCAGTTGTGGTCAGACGTATTTACAGAGACTACCTTGAGGGGGTAAGCCTGCAGCAGATTTGCAGAGGTCTTGAGGCTGATGGGATTTTAACGGGTGCCGGAAAGCAGAAATGGCGACCGGAAACCTTGCATAAAATCCTAAAGAATGAAAAATACATCGGTGATGCCCTTCTTCAAAAGACCTATACGGTGGATTTTCTTGAGAAAAAGCGTGTGCCGAATAACGGCTTGGTTCCGCAGTATTATGTAGAAAACAGCCACGAAGCCATTATCCCCCGCGACCTTTATATGCAGGTACAGGAAGAAATGGTCAGACGAGCCAACCTCCACAGCGGGAAGAATCGAAAAAAGCGTGTTTACAGTAGCAAATATGCATTATCCAGTATCGTGTACTGTCCTAAATGCGGCGACATTTACCGTAGAGTTGTTTGGAACAATCGAGGCAAGCAGTCCATCGTGTGGCGTTGTTGCACCAGGATGGAACACGGTCCAGGAGTTTGCGATGCCGATGCCATCCACGAATCAGAATTGCAGAATCTTGTGGTTCGAGCAATCAACATGGTATTGGGAAAAAGGGATAGCATGAACGATGCTTTACAACGAAATGTTGAGGCGGTGCTTTCGGGAACGGACGGTGTTCCGCTTGATGAGATTGACTCAAGATTGGAAGAATTGCAGAAGGAACTTTTGAAGGTGGCAAATGCCAAAGGAAACTATGACAGCATTGTTGATGAGATTTACAGCCTTCGTGAGGCAAAGCAGAATGCCCAGGTGGCGGGTGCAGAGCGTGAGGGTATGAAAAAGCGAATCAGCGAAATGCAGCAGTTTCTTGCCGAACAGCAACAGGATATCACGGAATACGATGAGCAGTTGGTTCGCAGACTGATTGAGAAAATCACGGTTTATGATGAGAGGGTTACCGTGGAGTTCAAATCCGGCACAAGCGTGGATGTGAGAAGATAATATTTACTGGAATGCACCTTGCAGCAATGCAGGGTGTTTTTCTGTGTGAATTTCAGCAGAAATATTGACAAATTTCGCAAAAGTGAATATAATTATATATAGTAAAATAAGGACAGTGTATGTAATAATTGAGAAAGTAGGTAATTGCGAAACTCGCTAAGCTCGTTCGCAATCTTGAACCAAAACAAGGAAGAATTGGTACTATGCACGAATTTTGAAATAAAAAGGGGATAGCCGGATAATTTAGGCGCACTTTAATAAGCCATAGGCTTTTTGAAACTGGTAAGTCCTATGCAATGAGAGGTTTCAAGCTACGGAGGTATTCATGGTGTTTGATCTTATCTGCAAGGACAACCGTAATGAGTTGTGTGATGCCGGCAAGGATTAAATCAGCATGCATAGTCTTTTCGTTCTGTGTACGCCTATCTGCAAGACAAAGATTTTCCTTTATATGATGAATGTTTCTTTCTACAGCAGTCCGTATTTTATACGTATTGTCCCATTCCTGCGTACCACGGAGAGTGCCGGGATAAGAGCGGAAATCCTTTTCGGGATAAACGTATACCATTCGGCCGGATGGTGAATCTGTACAGGGCAGTTCACATTGACATTGCCGTTTTTGTTTCCCTGTAACAGGATCTTTTATCCATTTCACTTTCGGGCAGGAGAATTTATATCGGACCAACCCATTCTTTCGGGTGGCAGTTCCCTCTGAGCGCATCGGAAGAGAAGAATCCTTGGGACAACACGGAATGCCATTACCGTTTATTGTATAATCATCACTTTTGAGTTGGGATCTGTGATTTAACGGTATGTATGCTTTAGAAAAATGTCTGTTTTCTCCAAATGTATTGCCAGATAACAGATCTTTGTAAAGCAATGCGGAATCAAATGCTGCATCTCCAAGAAAAACCTTTGGATTGATTAAGGGATGTTTATGGAAGAAGTCTTTCAGGGTTGGAATGAGAAGCTTTGAATCATGGGCGCATTTATCTTCATCCGGTGAATCTGACTTTTTGTCAACAGATATATCAGGATGTGCCGTCATAAAATCCCTGTTGTAAAAGGAAATGTGGCGAATAATGCCTAAACCGTTAGTAATAATGCCAAACTTAAAGACGTAACAGAAATGTCCATTAACATAAAGCTGTTTGATTTGCGGATTGGCAGAGGCGCATGACGGCATGGAGCTGTACGCGGCAGCATAAGGATTGTAGTCTTTACCGAGCCTTCTGGATTTGGCATAAGCTTTTAATTGCTTAATAATCCGATTCGCGTATTTGGGGTTATTTTCGGCAACGAAGGCTTCAATACCGGAAGAATCAAAGATGGTCATATCCGCTTTTGCAGGGTCAATAGCCTGGCAGATCGGTTCGGTAACGTCAACAAGGTTATCAAATACGAGCTGTAAATCCTCTAAAAAGTCCTGCTTAAACCGGGTGATTTTAGAAGCATCCGGGACTTTAGTAAAACCACAGAACTCACGAAGGGGCTTGGAATAAGCGAGGAAAGTTAAGAGGAGCTGATCAGTAGGGATAGAGAAAATACGCTGAATGATCAAAGCCCATAGGAAAGCATGCAAAGGGTATTTACGGGTTCTACCCGTTGATGCATAAAAATGATTTCTAAAAGAAACCGGGATCATTTCATCAAGGTCGATATGGGTTTCCAATAGAGAAAGAAACGCAGGTTTGTCATGATCAAATTTATTTTGGCAATCTTGAAAAATATCTGCCAAAGAAAGCTGTTTATATGGTATCATAGGTATCAGAATAACTCCTTTCTTGGATGGTAGTTTATAGTTTTTAGGCAACTCTATTATACCATATCCAGTGAGGAGTTATTTGTTTTTGGTAACAAAAAATGCTGTATTTATGCGGCTTATGGCGTTTCGCAAACGCCTATATAGATATGAGTTTATTTGGAGGTGCGGTATGGATTATATGACCTTAAAGGAAGCCGGCGAAAAATGGAATATCTCTGCTCGTATGATTAACTATTACTGTGCTGCCGGTCGTATTCCCGGTGCGGAAAAGAAAGGGACGGTTTGGCTTATACCGATAAGTGCTAAGAAGCCCATTGATAGAAGACGAAAAAAGAAATTAACATTCAATAAACATTCTGTTTGCTATACTGGTTGTGAATATCTATGAAATGGAGAAAAAATATGCGTTTGCTTATTATTGAAGATAATAAAAGTCTTGCCAATTCCATGAAAACAGGGTTGGAAAAGGCAGGGTTCTATGTTGATCTTTCATATACTGGAAATGAGGGTGAAGAACAAGCATTTGTAAATGGATATGATGCCATATTGCTTGATCTTAATCTGCCTGATAAAGATGGAATCGACATACTGAAATTTCTACGGTCAGAACATATAGAAACCCCGGTTATTATAATAACTGCACGAGATGAAATAGAAGAGCGGGCATTAGGATTGGATTTAGGTGCAGATGATTATTTGACAAAGCCATTTCAGTTGCTGGAGCTGCGGGCACGAGTGCAGGCTGTTATTCGTAGATTTTATGGGCGTACAAATCCCATTATAGAAGTGGGAGCATTGACAATTCACCCCGCTTCTCGAAAAGTCATGTGGAATAATAAGGAAATTTTACTTGCGACAAAGGAGTATGATATTTTGGAGTACATTGCCGAAAGGCACCCAGCTATTGTATCAAGTGAAGAAATTGTTGAGCATGTTCATGATGAAAGCTTCGACCCGTTCTCTGCGGTTTTGAGGGTACATTTAAGCAAATTGCGTAAAAAATTGACAATAGTGACAGGTAAGGACATTTTAATTAACACACGAGGAAAGGGGTATTCCTTATGGATAAACGAATGAGTACCCGTATCAAAATCAGTGGTATTATTCTGTTATTTTCCGCTATGGTAACAGGTCTATTTATTCTTTCCTTGCTTTGGTTTGGAAAAACTGTTCAGAATATGAAGCCTTCTCAAAGCAGTATTTATCTTGTTACAACTGAGGACTATGTGAATATTTTGGAAGGGAACTATTTTATGCCCGCCGGTACAGGAAATATTATGGGGATTGAGGATTATAATAGCCGCCTGCAAAATGAAATTCTACAAAAACTGTTGCCTGTTGCGGGTGGATTTTTGATATGATTTTTCAAATACGCTCTAGAGCGTGTTTGAAAAATGCTTTCCGTGAGATGTGCTTCACACTTGGTGGAGA